ATAGGTAGTATGCATTATGAGTGCTTTACAAGGGACTATGGACCCCAGACAGGGACATATATCTGCACGATTGATAATTACCATCAAGATCCTGATGCAATTGATTATGCGACCTCTGAGAACCCCTCGGAACACAAGTCTCATAACCTCATTGAGCTAGATAATGGGCAGTTTGCACTATATCCTAACAATAGGACACGTATTTTTGATAATTCATTAACACCTGAGACACCAAAAATTCCAGATTTTAAGGTTTCGACCGTTTATTACCAAGTTGAGAACGGTCATGACCGCGATGGGCTCGGAAATGATGAAAATTACTTCTGGAAAACAGCAAAAGAGCGCAAAAACGAAGAAAATTTACCGGAATTTTGAAAAATGAACGATTTTTTAGACAATTTAGGCAATGATCAGCATCAAAAGATGCTTCGTGAGATTGCAAACGACAAATTGACTCCAAAAAAGTCAGATAAGGTCAAAGAGAGCGAAATTTTCGACTCAGAAAGTGACCCAGAACCACTTTTTGGGTGATAAATAACTACTAATTAGCGTATTTTTGTGTTTTAAATGCCTTTAGAGAGGGTAAGTCAAGGTTTTAAGGATCTGAGTGCTAGTTTTCAGAGCAATCCTCTGAATAGTGACTTGATCGCAATAAAAAATGAGACTGCAATATCTCGTTCTATACGAAATATTGTTTTTACCCTCCCTGGTGAGAAGTTTTTTAATGAAGATTTTGGATCAAACGTATCTCGCTCACTTTTTGAGAATATTGATTCTATTTCTGCTAATCTGATTGAGGATGAAATTAAAGTATCGATTAACAGATTTGAACCAAGAGTAAGATTAATTGACGTAGAAACGAAAGCTAATTTTGACGATTATGCTTACAATGTGAAAATTATATACGAAATCGTTGGTATTGATGTGCCAGCACAAGAATTACAATTCGTCTTGCAACCGACTAGGTAACAATGCCACTCTCAAATTTTTCCAATCTTGATTTCAATCAAGTTAAAACAACACTTAAGGAATATTTAAGGTCAAATTCCAATTTTACGGATTATGACTTTGAAGGATCGAATCTTTCGACGATCCTTGATGTGCTGGCATATAACACGTATATAACCTCATATAATGCAAACATGGTTGCGAATGAGGTTTTTATTGATAGTGCTACTTTAAGAGAAAATGTAGTAGCATTGGCAAGAAATATTGGATATGTTCCCAGATCACGTAAATCAGCAAGAGCTACAATTAGTTTTCAGGTAAACACCACAAATATCAACCCTCCTCCAGTATCGATCACCTTAAAAAAAGGTCCAGTTGCATCAACATCAGGAACATTTGGCAATCAATCATTTGTTTTTTCGATTTTAGAAGACATCACTGTTCCGGTTTTTGATGGAATAGCAACTTTTAACGATATTAACGTTTATGAGGGTAATTTACTCTCGACTAATTTTACTTTCAGTGCAAGAAATCCATTTCAAAGATTTACACTTCCAAATGCTGGTGTAGATACAGCGTTGATTTCTGTTTCGATCAAAGCAAACGAACAATCAACTCAATCAGTCAAATATTCTTTACAAGATAGTCTTTTTACAGTTAACTCTGACTCAAGAGTGTATTATCTCCAAGAGATTGAAGATGAAAGATATGAACTTCTTTTTGGTGATGATATTTTTGGAAAGGCACTAGAAGAAGGTAATTTTATCACAGTAAATTACATAACATCATCAGGTGATAGTGGAAATGGTGTTAACACTTTTAAGTTTGCTGGTAGGTTGACATATACAAGAAACTCTGTTGAGTATAATGTAACATCTGGTATTTCTTTACTAACCACCGGTTTAGTATCATCTGGCGGAGAGTCAATTGAATCAGTTGCCTCAATCAAAAAGTATGCCCCTCGCATTTATGCGACACAAAACAGAGCATTAACTGCTGACGACTATGAAGCACTGATTCCATCAAAAATTTACCCCGAAACTGAGTCCATATCTGTTTTTGGCGGAGAAGAGTTAATTCCTCCACAATACGGAAAAGTTTTCATTAGTATTAAACCAAGATTTGGTGATTTCTTACCAAACTTAGTAAAAGAGAATATTCGTAATAGACTAAAGAAATTTGCAGTTGCTGGAATAGTTCCAGAAATACTTGATTTGAAATATCTTTATCTTGAGGTCAATTCAAAAATTTATTTTAATACAAATCTTGCTCCAAGTTCTGAATTTGTATCATCTATTGCTCAATCAAATGCAAATAAGTACTCTGAATCGACAGAGTTAAATAGATATGGCGCAAGATTCAAGTATAGTAAGTTTCTAAAGATTTTAGACGATAGTCACGAATCTGTCACCTCTAATATTACAACAGTTGAGATGAGAAGGGATTTAAGAGTTATTCTTAATACCCTCACAGAATATCAAATCGGTTTTGGTAATGAATTCCATATTAAAAATATGGCAGGATATAATATTAAATCAACAGCTTTTAGAGTTGCTGGTTTAAATGAAAATGTTTATATATCTGATATTCCAAATACAAATCGAATAGATGGTACATTATTCCTTTTCACAGTTCCCTCAGTTAATTCAACAAATCCAACAATAGTCAGAAGGAATGTTGGAAGTATAAATTATCAGAAAGGAATTGTCACTATTAATCCTATCAATATACTGGCAGGAAAAGTTAAAGATGGACAACCAATCATTGAGTTGTCTGCCGTACCGCGCTCAAATGATGTTGTCGGATTACAGGATCTTTATTTGCAACTAGATATTAGTAATAGTAATTTTGAGATGGTTGTTGATAACATTGCTTCTGGACTTGATCCATCAGCATCGAACTATATTACATCCTCTTCTTATGCTAATGGTGCCCTTGTTCGTGTAACTGGTGATATCGCAACTACCAGTGGTCAAAGAGTTGTGAACGTATCAAACGTTTCTGCAACTGCTACGACACGTACTGGTTCAACTGCATCCACCACTACCACAACTACAACTACATCAACAACTCCTTCCGCAGCGAGTGGAACATCAACAGGTGGTTCCTCGTCCTCAGGCGGTTCATATTCCTACTAAGAAGTAACATCATAAAATGGCAGAACAAAGAGTACTCTTCAGCAACGTAGTTCAAAACCAAGTCCCTGCTTATGTTAGGGAAGAATATCCTCTCTTAGTAGATTTTTTAAAGCAATATTATATTTCCCAGGAATATCAGGGTGCTCCTATTGATCTTATTCAAAATATAGATCAATATATTAAATTAAATGAAAACACCAATTTAGTTTCATCTGTAACCCTTGGCGAGGATTTAACAACTTATGGAACCACTGTTTCGGTCGATTTAACAAAATCTCCGACAGGAACAACTGGTTTTCCAGATAAGTATGGAATAATAAAAATTGATGATGAAATTATCACATATACTGAAAAGACATCAAATTCATTTACTGGTTGTATAAGAGGGTTTAGTGGGATTTCCTCTTATAAAACAGAAAATAATCCACAACAACTTGTTTTTTCAGAAACAGATAGATCAAAACATGAATCTGGTGCTACCATTGAAAATCTTAGTGTTCTTTTCCTTAATGAGTTTCTTACAAAATTAAAAACACAAATTACTCCAGGGCTTGCAAAAGTTGATTTGTCTCCTGGACTTAATCAAAATACATTTATAAAACAATCAAAAGATTTTTATTCAAGTAAAGGAACCGACAGATCATTTGAAATACTTTTTAAGGCACTATACAATGAAGAGGTAAAAATTGTCAAACCAAGAGATTTTCTTTTTACACCATCAAACGCTGATTATAGAGTTACTAATGATTTGGTCGTTGAGGCAGTCTCAGGAGACCCTACAGACCTCTTAGATTCGGTTCTGAACCAGAATACCTATAAGGACTTATTTACGAGAGCATATGCCCCAATAACGTCAGTTGAGGCTCTTAATGTCGGAACATCTAACACATTCTATAAGTTGAGTATTGACTCTGGTTACTCAAGAGATATTGGTGTTGATGGTGCTTTATACGGAGAATTTTCGGTTCATCCCAAGACACAGGTCATTGGTCAAATATCTATCGGTGCAACAGTAATTGATGTTGACTCTACGGTTGGATTCCCTACGGGTGGTGAATTGTATGTAAATTATTTTGATAATACCACAGGAGTGGTGTCCTTTACTTCAAAGTCACTTACACAGTTTTTTGGATGCTCAAATATAACAAAAAGGATAGTTGATACATCAAGCGTTGGCATCAACACTTATGCTTATGGTTTCTCTTTCTCTAATCCAGATGAGCAAATTCAGGTAAGAATCAATTCTGTTCTCAGTAATCTTACGGTTGATGCTGGTACAAAATATCTCTCCAAGGATGATGATATCATCATTAAATCCCTTGGATCCAAATCAACAAATTATGCATCTAAAAATTGGATCTACAACGTATCTCCAACATATCAAGTTCAGTCTGTAGAACTTATTGATGAGTCTGACCTAACTTACACCATTAAACTCTCAAAAGAACATTACCTGAGAGTAGGCGATATTTTTGGTATCACAGGTGGGGATAACGCAGAAAAGACCGGATCAATTATTGATATCCATTCTCCAACAGAGATTAGAGTTAGAGGTCAGGGAAGACTCATACTCACAGATACCTATTCTCTTCAAAGGAAACTTACTAGAGCTGCTTCTAATGTCTTTACATCAGTTCTAGACATTAACGCGAACGTCCAAAACGTTTACCTTAAAGAAGGTAACTCTAGAGGCAGACCAGAAAGTATGATGGTCGCTGCACCATCAATTCCATTTTATAATGCACAACCAATTGACACAACCGATAGAACCATTACTTTTTCGGGAACTTTCTCTGGAACCCAATTTGCTATTACAACAACTGATGATCATGGATTCTATACTGGTGATGCAGTTTACTATATCCCAGAGATATCAACAGAGAGTTTCATTAGTGAAAGCGGAGAAGTAGACGAAAGAAGTGTTGTTAAGAGTTCTTTGTTTGCAGAGGGACTTTATTTTATTAAGAGAGTTAGTTCGACAACAGTACAACTTGCAAAGAGTAGAACGGATATCTTCAATTCCACATTTGTTTCTGTTAGTAGTACTGAGGTCACTAATAACAAAATCAAACCATATGATTTTAGGGGAAGAACTTTAGAGTCGCAGAAACTTTTAAGAGAGATTAAACTTCCAACTGAAGATGGAAACCTTCATCCCACTGAACCAGGTTTTACTGGTTTATTGGTAAATGGTGTTGAGATTAAAAACTATAAGTCAAATGATCTCATCAAATATGGTAAGTTAAATGAAATCGAAGTTGTATCGCCAGGAAGTGGATACGATGTTGTTACTCCTCCTCTTCTGAATATTTCAGACTCTGTTGGCACTGGTGCAACAGGTTATGTTGCAGTGAATGGAATTCTAGAGGAAATTAAGATTGTTGATCCTGGATTTGACTATGAAACCACTCCAGTCATAACAATCACTGGCGGTAATGGTTCTGGTGCAAAAGCGTTTGCAAACATGAAACAATCATACCATGAGGTTTCATTCAATTCTCAGTCTGAAGGTGGAGAAGTAACTTTATCCACATCTGTCATTGGACTAGGAACATATCACAAGTTTAGAAACGCAGAGAGAATTGTATACAATCCTGATGGTCAAAGGGCTATTGGAGGAATTGCAACTAATAGCTCTTACTTTATATCAGAGGTAAGTTCGACATCATTCACTCTTCACAATACAGAGAGTGATGCAATTTCTGGTATTAACACTATAACCTTTACATCCTTTGGATTAGGTAAGCATAAAATAAGATCTTATAATCAAAAACTGTCTATTGAGAATATTACGGTTACTGATTCTGGCGATGGTTATCAAAATAAGCGTAGAACTGCTGCATCTTCTGGTATTAGCACTTCTCTTAATACGATTACTATTACAAACCACGACTATGAGTCTGGAGAAATCGTTAAGTATACCGCAGAAGACACTGCAATTGGTGGATTAACCAGCGGAACAGAATATTACATATCAAAAGTTGATAATAATAATTTCCATCTCTCAGAAATAGGTACAGGTTCGGTTGCAAAAGAATTTTATTACAATACAGATCAGTTTGTTGATTTTACAACAACCGGTTCAGGCACTCATTCTTTTAACTATCAAGATATTTCCGTAAGTGTTGTTGGTAGAGTTGGCATTTCTTCTGTCGGCACTGAAACCTTCGAGGCAGAAGTTCAACCAGTATTCAGAGGTGAAATTACATCCGTTCATCTCTCAAATCAGGGTGTAGGATACGGTTCTTCAGAAATCATCAACTTTACTAGAAATCCTCTTGTTAGTTTGGTTTCTGGTTCTGAAGCGCAACTTTATCCAATTGTAAATGATGGAAAAATTGTAGACGTTGTAATTGCAAATGGAGGGAAGAACTATAACACCCCACCTGAAATTTCCGTCGATGGAGACGGTATTGGAGCAGTTCTTACCGCTGTAATTAATTCAAGTGGCGAGATTACATCAATAAAAATCGTCAAGTCTGGCGCAGAATACACTCAGAGTGAAACAACAGCGTCAGTTACTTTCCCTGGATCAGGTGTAGAATTTGCACCATCGATTCAAAATTGGAGAATCAATAATTTTGAGAAGAATTTTGAGTCATTTAAAAATGATGATGGATTTGTGACCATAGGTGCCAATAGTGATTTTGGTCTTCAGTATTCTTCTCTATATGCGCCCCGAAGTCTTAGAAAAGCTTTAACATCTGTCGATCAGACTGGTAAGGTTCTTTATGGCAATGCTGATCTAAAAATTGCAAATAATGTTGAGACATCATCCACGGATCACTCACCAATCATTGGTTGGTCTTATGACGGATATCCAATTTATGGTCCATATGGATATCTAACAAAATCTGGTGGTGTTGTATCACAGATGAAGTCTGGTTACAAGATTAATCTTAAATCCAACAGACCGCCGGAGAGTATTTTCCCTGAGGGATTTTTTGTTGAGGATTATACTCACTACGATCTTTCTGATGAAACTGTACTTGATGAAAACAATGGCAGATTCTGCGTAACACCTGATTTTCCCGAAGGAACATACGCATACTTTGCAACTATCAACACACTTACCGTTGATTCATCTGGTCCCTTCCTTAATTTTAAGAGACCAGCATTCCCCTACTTGATTGGAGAAAACTTCAAGGCAATCCCCAATAAATTTAACTTTGATGCATCATCAAACCAAGATCTCTATAATTTAAACGGAACTGATTATCTTAGAAATACAGATCCATACAATTTGATTGATGGTGATCTTAATTACACGTATCTACCACTTCCAAATAATTTAAATCAAAAAGTTCATATCACATCGTCTTCTCCAGGAACTCTTGGAAGCATTGGTATCTCAACGGGAGGAGATAACTATAAAGTTGGTGAAGAAATTGTATTTGATAATAGTTTTACTCAAGGAGAGGGTGCTATTGCAAGAGTTGAGAGACTAAAGGGAAGGTCAATCAATAGTGTGAGTGTGGCTACTAGCACAATTCAGAATGTTGAGATAGTTCCTTCAGATACTGATGGCACATATCTGGTATTTACAAATAATCCTCACAATTTCAGAAATAGTGATGTATTGTCAATATCTGGTTTGTCAACTACATCATCGAATATTGAGGGGTCTTATACTGTAGGCATTTCATCAAATATTCTCACTTTAAGTGGAGTTGGTTCTACATCATCTGGTCTTGGGACAGATGGAGTTACAGGTATCGTTACAACCTTTGAGGTAACTGGAAATATTGGATATCCAGCAATAAGAGAAAATGATATTCTTGGCATTGGTACAGAAAAAGTACAAGTCCTTAATATTGACAGAAAATTATCAAGGATTAGAGTTATTAGAGCAGTTGATGGCACAGTAAGTGCTGCTCACACCGTGACAACCAAAATATACGAATTCCCGAAAAAACTCACGGTAAACACTGGATTTAAGACTGATTACGATTATCGTGTAAACAGACAAATTTACTTTGATCCTTCAGAAACAGTTGGACTTGGAACCGCTGAGGGAGTGGGAATTGGTACAACAATATTTTTCTCTAATCCTGGAGCAGGAATCACCCAAATCTTTATTCAAACTAAAGCACTCTATATTCCACAACATAATTTAAGAACTGGTGATGTAGTAACATATTCTCCTGGAAATGGAGATGGTATTATATCTTTTGAGACTGGCGCTGGTGCTGGTACAACTCTTACTGATCAGCAACAGTTGTTTGTGGCGAAGGTCAGTGATGATTTAATTGGTCTATCAACAGTTAAAGTAGGACTTGGAACCACTGGTGTATTTGTTGGAATTGCAAGCACAGTTAGAGATTCGAGAACTCTATTCTTTAGTGGAATTGGAACGGGAGTATATCATAGTCTTAAGACAAATCACTCTGTTATTACTGGCGATATTTCACGCAATGAAGTTACTGTTTCTCTGGCAGCAACTCATGGAATACAGGGAAGACATGTTGTATTCATGGATGTCAATCCATCTTTGACCACTTCATTTAGTGTGTCATATAACGATTACAATAGAAGAATGATCATTGATCCAAAATCATTC